CTCTGTATCCAAGTATTATTGATGAGAATAATATGGCTCCAAATACTCAGTATGGTAGAGTAATATTCCCAGAGCCATTTGATTCAAGAGAGAATAGATTTAATAATAGATACTTCCATAGAACAGTATGGTTTATGGAGGATATGGTTAGTGGTGATTATATTACATTCTGTGAGAGATATTTACATCTTGCTGGATATATGCAGATGTATAATGATATTATTGAATACTTCAGAACAATACAGAACCCATTAAGAGGATTAAGAAATTATGATGTAGTATCTGGAAAGAGATTCATGACTCATTATGTGAATAATCAGATTAAGAAACCAATGTGTGCAATTGTTGATGATAATTCTTATAAGAGAGAAATGTGTAGAGTTGCTCATGTTATGCCGAAATGGGGGTGTGCTGCATAATGTATATCACTACCAGTGATTTGTTTTACATCAATGAGGTCGCTAAGCTTATAAAGCAAGACCTCATTGTATTTAGAGATAGAGCATATGGAATATCTGCTCTTACAGCTCATGTATGTGAGTATGTATTAGATATGAATAAGATATCTTTCTGTGTAGATAAAGTTCTTATATTTAATAAGACAGAATTATCTGCATTCATTAAGGGATTGACTACCGAGACTGGATTTGATCTTATAGATATCCAGACTGGTATTGTGCCAATTAGAAATAATATTAGTGGTATATTGAATATTGAATTCAATTACTATCATACTCAGAGAATGATGTATATTTATGATCAGATTATGATGATGAATAATATACCACCAGCAGTTGAATCAGAAGATATGACTTCTAAGTTATTTGCTCTGTATTCAATGAAGAAAGATGATGGGATTTATACATACATTCATCACGATTATTATATGATTTTATATTATGGATTGCTTCCATTAAATAAGCCTGATAAATTATATTTGTCTATCTATACGGGATGGGAGTTATTCTATGCTAAATTTGTTATAAAGAAATCAAAACAATTCGTGAATGTTTATGTGCCATATCTTAAAATCCCGAAACATGAAAATAAACGATAACACCATCTAAGGAGGGATGTAATATGGCAGATGATAACAAAGATGAATTACAGAAGCAACAGAAACCCAGAAGAGGTAATATCTTCATGAATCTTGCTTCAAGAGTTCAAGATAACGTTCGTAGTCTGTATAGGAATACTTTCTATACAGATATGGATGATAAGCAGCAATTGAATGCTATAAGAAAAGACATGTCTGCATCTATTAAACAGATAATGGATATAAACATGGATAATTCTGGTGAACCAAATATTTCTAGATTATATGAGAGGCTTATGTATACTCAGAGTGATAAGTCTTCTGTAGATGAGATAGAAAAGATATTTGGTGATAATGATTTCATCAATAATTTAACAGCATCTTATATGGATACTAGATGGGTTAAAGAATTAGATATTGAAATCGATACTGTAATTAAGTATATGCCTAAACTACAAGAGGCATTACTTACAATCAGAGATAATGTATTATCATCTGATAGTTTCTCTAAAGATTATTTAAATCTTGAATCTAAGTTTGGTATTTCTGATTCTGATAAGATTCAGTTCTCTAGAAATATAGAACAGATGAAAGATGAATATGATCTTCTTGAGCTTACAACTGAGATATATGATGATACCTCAAAATATGGTGAGTCTTTCATATATAGAGTCCCATATGATAAGGCTATTCAGAAGCTTATAAATAATAAGAATAAGATGCCAGTTATAGGGTTCAAGAGTAATAAAGAGAATGCTATCATAATTGAATCTGGTGGATTAACAGATAAGATTAAAATTGATGGATATTCTGAAGAGAAAGATGGTGTTATAGATTTCCATATAAATATGGAATCTGGATTGATATCTTCTATAATAAATAATGAGAAATATATAAGAGATAAAAAGAAGATAATAAAAGAGCAATCTATCACAGAATCATTTATGAATGAATCTTATATAGATAGTAATCGTAAACCATTAAATGAATCTGATCTTAATCCATCATCATTCATTGATAGTACTGAAATAGATATTGAAAATGGTAAATTACCGAAGCATAGAAATTTTGATAGCACTCTAAGTAGCGATATGCCTCTTCCTAGCGAGGTCGAATTAACAAATGACGGCTTTACAGATAGGTCCAAGGGGGGTAGTAGTGCTAGTATTAAAAAAATGAATGGAGCATTGATTAAGAAGCTAGATAGAGATAAAGTATTACCAATTACAATCAATAAGGTTTGTCTTGGATATTATGTATTTGAGGTAGATACTAAAGTTGATGTATATGGTAATTCTAATGTAAGAGGTACATCTAATCTCATGGCTAATACTCTTGGTACAATGAGTAGCGTTAATAGAAATACAACAGACTTAGAATGGATGACTAGAAGAGAAGAGTTAGTCAAGACAATTGCAAGTAATATTGCAGAGAAGATTAATGCAGATTTCGTTAATACTAATCAAGATCTTAAAGAAGAGATATATCATATCTTAAAATATAATGAAGAGTTCTCTAATTCTATTACTAATGGTGGTGCAGGTATTAATGTATCATATGTACCTCCAGAAGATATTGAACACTTCTATTTTAAATTAGATGAATCTACTGGTAGAGGAATATCTGATTTAGCATTATCATTAATACCAGCAAAGTTATGGGTTGCTATATATATCACTAATTGTTTAGCAATAATGATTAGAGGTAATGATAAGAGAGTTTATTATGTAAAGCAATCTGTTGAAGCTAATATAGCTAAGACATTGCTTAAGACTATTAATGAGATTAAGAAATCTAATTTTGGTATACGTCAAGTAGAGAGTATTAATTCAGTATTAAATATCACTGGAAGATTTAATGATTATATTATCCCTAGAGGGAGTGATGGTCAATCTCCAGTAGAATTTGAAGTAATGCCAGGACAGCAGATAGAGATTAAGACAGAACTTATGAATATGCTAGAAGAATCTGCTATAAATATAATAGGCATTCCTATAGAGACTATACAGAGTAGGCAATCTCCAGACTATGCTATTCAATTAACCATGAGTAGTTCTAAGTTCTTAAGATTTGTTTATGCTAGACAGTCTAGATTCCAGAAACAGATGGGAGACTTCCTCACAGCAATATATGATATGGAATATCTATCTAGTGATAGATTAAACCTTATACTCCCACCACCATTATTCATCAATGTAACTAACACCAATCAGCTTATAGTAAATACAAATGATTATTGTGAGAATATTGGTAATATGCTTATGGCTAATGAACCTGATGAGAATCTTAAAGCAGAGTTTATTAAAGAGCTTAAGATATATAACTTAGGATCATATATGAAGATGGATGTAATGGAACAGCTTATAAATAAAGCTAAACAGAATAACGTTAGATCTCTTATATCAAATCCAGATAATATGGAACAAGGTGAATAAATAAAACACCCACTACCCAATTAGGGTAGTGGGATATCTTTTTAGTTATGCTTATATCCTGTATTGAATATTCCTTTAGTCTGAGCTTCTGACATACCCTGATCTTTCATTGTACGAAGAAGTTTATCAGTACCAGTATAGTTATAATTCATACTGTTAACGATAATCTGCTTATTACCAGCATCAGAACTAAGAAGATGTCTTATAAGCTTCTGAGCAGCATTATCAATCTCTGTAGACTGAATTGGGAAACCATTAAACTTAACCTGAACGTCACGCTTATTGATATCACCTTTAGTATAGTTATACATGTCTGTATCTGCAGAGTTAAGCTGAGCAGCAACGATAAGATAAGCAGCCTCTACATTCATCATGGTACTATCAGTATTGATGAAGAGGAATGAGAATACCTCATTCTCAAAACCATCAGCAAGAACACCATTATGAATAAGACCATGATAAGTCTTAACCTGAGTTCTTGGATCTTTAATACCAGTAAGATAGAGTCTAGCAAACTTAGTTAATGGAGTACCAGTCTTCTCTTCATAAGAAAGAGTGAATTCAGAAGCACTCTGCATATTAACCTTATTGATAACGTTGATGTTGTTAAGATCATCACCAAGTGTCATAGTTTCAACAGAGATATCCTGAAGACCATCAAAAGACTTAAACTCAAACTCTATAATCTGCTTCCATGTACTTACAAGAGTACCATAGTTACCAGGATCAATTGAAACAAGCTTATTGATAAACTCTGGCATCTGGCAGATAATGAATGCAGCATATCCAGTCTCATATGGAGTAAACTGTACAAGAGAACCAAAGTCTGGTACACCTCTCATAAGTCTATATCCAGTGAGGTCTTTACCTTTCTTACTATATCTAAACATATTACCCTGGTAGTCATTAGGCCCAAGGTTGTTTATAGAATCAAGACTTTTTTCCTTGTAGCTGTGTAATGTATTCTGTGCCATTATATCCTAACCTCCTTTCCTTAATTGATGGCAATTACTTTGAAGTACTCTTCCTGGAAGAATTCTTTGCATTTAACTACAAGAGTTGCATAGAATACTTTATTAACCTCGTACTTCTCATCAGCCATATACTTAATCTCGAGTAACTCATACTTATTCTTATATTTCTCGATAACATTCTGGCATGCATCAAGATATATCTGAAGATCCCCACCACTAACAAGAGTAAATCTTGTTCTAGGGCAAGTAGTTCTAAGCGCTTTAATAACTTCATGAATACCAACAACGTTATTTACAAAACTAAGCTGTGAGAATGTCTCATTGTTAGTAAATTCAGCATCAAGCACTGGAACTCCATCATAGAGGTTAAGATAATTGATATTACGATCTACAAGCATCTGCTTCTGATCAAGTCCTGGAACTGTATGAGGTACAAAATTAATTGTGCCTTCAATAATCTCAGGGAATGACATACCATTGCTTACACCAGCTAAAGGA